CTTCCATGGCGGCTTCTAATCTTTTGCGTTAAGCATCTTTTGTGAAATCTAAATAATCTTTAAAAAGATTTGCGGTTAGAAGTGTATTTGCACCGACGTTTTGTAGTAAATTGTTACTTAGATCATTCCCGCGAACCACGCTTGTAAAATGCGAATCCTGTTTATCAAAATTAGATTTCATTTGATTTACCATCATCGCACCAGTCACGCCATCCGCATTTAAATGAGAAGAGACTTCATCCTGCCACGCTTTGCGCGAAGCCATTTCATTGGGATCAGTTTTTGTTACACCTTGTACGTTAACCGTTTCTTCAGCCATTTATTATTCCTTGTTATTGATTTCTATATTTAGCTGCTTCTTGTTCCATTCTTTCGTTTTCTTCTTCAATAAATTCTAATAATAATGTAAGATATATTTCTCTTTCATAACAAATTAAATTTTCTAGCTCAGCTAAGCTCCATTTATGACTTTGAACTATAGCGAATAGAGTTCTATAATAGTTATGTAAACTATTATGACTGAGCGCTAGCCGAAAAAAGATTGTAGCCCCTCCAAGACTACATCTTGTTTTTTATTACATTTTTGACAAGTAAAATTTAATGTATGCCTTAATTTTGGCATAGTATTAAAAAATGCAATGATCTTTCCGAATTGCTGTTGATTTAAAGACATAATAAAATCTTCTAATTCTTTTTCTGTGTAATCTTTAATATCATGCATTTCCGTACCATCTTGAATTGTATCTATGCACGCTTTAGTTATTTCAAAAATAGAATCCATTTGAGATTCATCAGGAGGCCTTGTCATCCTATCAATGTCAGGATATTTTAATTTAACTTTTATTTTTTCAGTTAGTTCTACTACATCATGATGGCCTTTTCCGGTTTCTAAAGAAACATCATCAAGATCAATTTTGGTTGGCGTTTGACCTTCACAATCTTTATTTTTACAAGTCAAATTAATTTCAACATTTTGTCCAACTGATCGTGCTCTTAAATTTAGAAAAAATAATTCTATATCAAAAGCAGGAAGTTTTTCAACTTCAATATCATCCGTAAGACAACAATTTTTAATGATTTCTTTTGTGGCTCTTACAATATCACCTGTATCGCCACCCTCTAAGGCAGTTAATAGAATCTTTTCTTCTTTAACTAAAAAGGGCCTATATTTTATTTTTTGATCCACACTATGTAATTTAAGTTCATATGTGGGATTATTCACGGTTGGTAAAGCCATTATTACTCCATATTATTAATTATTATTCACACTGTTTACGGGGCCAATCCGGATTCCGTTAGTTCCTGTCCGGTTTCTTTTACAAATTCATTCGGGACTGTATAACCTCCGGCACCGGATACCGGTTCCCATCTTTTATAATGAAACGTCACATTAAATTTTCCTACTGTATTCGTCTGATCCCAGCCCAAAGTAATTGGATCAACTACTGTTGGAAATGCTTCTAAATATTTAACCCCGGATGTTGCTTCTGATGGGCTCACGGACGATGAATCCTGGGCGAACATATAAACAGTGATTTGACCTTTGTATTCGGATTGGTATGATATGTCTCCGGAAATTGGATCAACAGCCGAATCTATCCACTTTAAAAATCCATGTCTAACTATGTGGGAATTTGTTAATATAAATCCTAATGAAATTTCCCCGTAGGTTTGTTCTCTTGCTATTTTTCGGGTAGGCCCATAATGTCTTAATTCAGAGGTTGCTACCGTTCTTCCCGGCATTGGAACTGTATCACAATGATATAATGTATCTTCCCCTTGTGGCCAGTCTGCCTTGCTACCTTTGGGAAAAGTGATTTGAGCAGCAAATCTATTTAAAGGAGCCAGTCCTTTATGTTTATCTATAGACGATACAAATTTATCTACTGAAAACTGGTCCATTAAAAACTCCTTAAATATTTTCTATACATTCTACGCAGAGGATTTTTACTACCGGGCGTAATCTTTTCAATAGAATCTAAACTATCTTCCCAAACCTGTTGCTTTGAAACGCCGTCTCCTCCTCGTCGCGATCTAAATTCTTCTACAGGTAAATGTACTGCAGTATTCCATTCTTTAGGTTCAACTAAAAGGAATGAAGAACGAACATATCCCCCTGTTAAATCATATTTATGGAGGGTTGGCTTAGCTTCTTTGTAACGTGTAAAACTTTTAATATCATTATATGAAACATCTAAATATGCTTCTTTATTTTCTTCATTTAAAAATCCAATTAATTTTTTCATTAATCTTTCTCTTAATCTATAAGGAAGATAATGAAAATTCATTCCCAGCATTCCCTTCCTATAAGGTCTTATCGGAATTACTAATGGAAATATATCATAATAAGCCAGTTTTTCTCTTAATTTGGGTTGGTAGTGGAAAAAATACATTCTTCCCGGTCTTAGGAATTTTTCCCTAGTACCTTCCTTTGAGATATCATGACGTTCATCAAGAGAACCAGCCCTTCCATATATTAAGTCATCGCGGAGTTCTTCATATTTACCCATGAGCCATTTTACCGCGTCATCTTCTATATTCGTAATTTTTCGTAGTGCCATGTATTATTTAGCGAGCAATTGATCTTCCGTTATAATTTTAAATTTCCAATTTTTATATTCACAATATGTACAAGCAGCTTTCCATTTGGCTTCATTTATACCATATCTTTTCATTTCCAATAAAAATCTTCCACTTTTCCGTTTTCTACTAGTATCTTTGGGAGGAACAGTTTGCGATTTGGGCTTTACTTCAATAATAGACGTTTCAATAGTACCATCATGTTTTTTTATTTTAACCCAGAAATCCGGATAGTATTTGTGTATTTTTCTATCAAACGGTGATCTGTATGGTATAACGATTTCCTCACTAGACCATTTTACAACACTATCATTAGAATCACAATAAACCATAAAACGCCTTTCCCACAAACTTCTATAAATTATATTAGTGGGATTTCCTTTATATTTATCGCGATGTTTTGGTTTAAATTTACCTTTGTAAGCCATAATAAATAATAGATAAATAATTAATATGTAACCTATTTATATGGAGAAGTTTAAAAGTGGAATCTCTCAATTATCCGGAAAATATTACTAAATCCAGTGAAGGCGAAGGTCATTGGGTAATGTTCTCTTCTTATCCTTCACTTTTTGCAGAATCCGCGAATGAAATGGAATATTCTATATTTCTTCCTATGTCAGCACAATCTTTAATTTCAACAGCTGAAGCAGTATATGCGGAACAAGAAGGACTAGGAACAGTAATAACAGATGCGACAAGAAAAATGGCGGCTGGTATAACTGATTTTAATAATTCTAATGGAGATTGGACAACTGCTGCGGTTGGGGCATTTAAGGCATTAAATCTTGATCTAGTTAAGAGTAAGGCGGCTCAAAGCGCAGAATATCTAACAGCTCAGGCAATTAGAAAATCTGATTTAGCAACAAGAGCATTGGGAGGCGCTGATCTGGCGGTTAATCCTAAAATGTCTTTATTATATCAGGGACCGGGAAAATTTAGAAAATTTACTTTTGAATTTCCTATGGTTGCAAAATCAGTTAGGGAATCTACATCGATTAAAAATATAATAAAAGCTTTTAGGAAATCAACTTTACCCGGCTATAAACAATTTGTTACTTCAAATTCTGGCGCGCCAGGAGGAGGCGGAGGAGCTTTAACAGAAAGAAAAGCGGGTCAAAACTTTTTTACTTTTCCAAGTACTTGGGATATAGAATTCGGACATGTGGACGGACAAAGAGCAACACCTTTTAAAATCGCCAGAAGTGTATGTAATAGTGTAAGTGTCAATTATGCCGCCGCTGGTCAACCTTTCTTTTTTAAAGGAGGCGACCCATATGAAGTAAAAATGACTTGCACTTTTACAGAAACTTCTATTTTAACTAGAGATTTGGTTGACGAAGGATTTTAATGGCATATTTTGGATATTTACCTGAAATACAATATAATATAAATGGTAGTAAATATGGTGAAACATTTACCGCCAGAGATATTTTTATTCGAAATTTAATAAAACAAAATGTTGTTGAAAAAGCTGTAGAATTTGAACAGCATACTATCGCAGATGGCGAAAGGCCTGACACAACATCTTATCTTTTATATGGAAGTGTTAAATATGATTGGATTTTATTTTTAACTAACCAATTGTTTAATCCTTATTTTGACTGGCCATTAAGTGGTCAAGATTTTACAAAGATGATAAAAGGGAAATACGGTTCTGCTGAAAGAGCCAAAAAACTTATTCATGAATATAGACAAATTATAGAAGAAGAAACTGATACAACTACATTAAAAGAAGTTATAATTGATAAAGATGCTTATAATGCATTACCTTCCGGTGAGAAAAAAAGAATTACCAAATATGATATGGAATTTAAAAGAAATGAAAGAAATAGAACAATCAGAGTGATCAGTAGATCATATGTTGAAGGTATTTTAAAAGAAGCTCAAACTAAACGATATAGGTAATAAAATATGGCCATAGGTGATCCGAATGCAATAGTAAGGGTAGAAAAGCCTCCCCAAATAAGATCTCCAATAGATTCAGAGACTCCAGGCAGAAAAACTAAGACTAAAGATGTTATGCAGCCGGGAGAGTATATAATATCTAAGGCTGAGTTAAGATCCCCAAATATTCAGATAAAGGATCCAGATACTGGTAAAGGTGTTAATATTATACCTGTATTAGGAGCAGTACACGTTTATGAAGATATTTCTAAACCTTACCTATTAGCGGATTTTGAAATTCGTGATGGATTAGGTCTCAGAGAACAGATCCCTATTATAGGAGAAGAATATATCGTATATGAGGCTAGTACTCTAAACTATACTCCTGCAGAAAATGAACCGGGTAATCCTTTAGATGGTATTGTTAAAAAAACTTTTAGAATATATTCTACTTCCCCTATAGTTGATAATTCTCCAACTATGAAAACATATGTTCTTCATGGTATTTCATGTGAAGCTATTATTAGTGAAAAGAGGAAAATAAGTAAAGGTTATACTGGAGCAAAAATTGAAAGAGTAGTTAAAGATATTTACGAAAATTATATCGCGAAACCAGTATCTACTTTTTATAATGCATATGTACCGGAAGGGCCTAAAAAACTTATAATCGAACCGACAGATGATACATTTGATTTCTGTTTTCCTTTCAAGAGCCCTTTTGATATTATTGAAGACTTAGCAGAAAAAGCTATACCCGCTCCACCGGAAGATGACGATGCAGGATTTCAAACCGCCGATGCTGAAGAGGAGATACCAGAAGAGGTTCAACCATCTGACGGCGCCCTATATATGTTTTATGAAACTCTATCATGTTTTAAATTTGAAAGTATAGAAACAAGTTTCAAAAGAGACCCCAAACGAACTTTTGTATCAACTGTTTCAACAGAACATCACCCCGATGAAATGCAGATGAGAACACATGTACCGGGACAACTTAATAATGCAGAAGAATATACCGTTGAAAGTCTTTTTGACATTGTTGAAAATATGAGAGAAGGAATGTATGCCTCTAAATTAATAACTCATGATATAGTTCGAATGAGGTATGATCAGATAGGATATAGATATATTGAAAGAAAGGATGTAGCCATAGCAGAAGCACTGGCACAGGAATCAGACGGAACAACTACTATCGGAGGGAAATCTCCAGATTTAGATACTTCAAAAAAGAGATTAATAGATTTAACACGACAACTCGGTGCCGGTAAACTTTGTTCATATAATCATGATTGTTTACTTGATGATTCAAGTGGTGAAGGATCACTCGTAAGGTTTACAAGTACAGATTTAAATCATAGATATCATTTAGAATTTAATAGAAAGGGGCCTGGTAGCGTAGGGGGATTTGAACCAGGAATTAATGAAGCAAATAAAGAAGCGAGAATACAAAAAAGAGGATCACAATTACAACAACTTGATAATATAAGAATTTCAATTAAAGTTCCTGGAGATTCTTCTCTAAGAGTGGGTGATATTGTAGAATGGAAAATGCCATCTCAAATTAGAAACGAGTTTCATCATGGTGATGATGATTTTTTCTTGGGTGGTAAATATCTTATAACTAAAATAAAACACGGATTTACAGAACGAAGATATACTCAAGAAATTCAACTTAGAAAAGATTCTTTACATAATTGGGCCCCGAGTGCAGATGAAAAACAGATAATAACTGAAAAGAGCGCGCTTACAGATACTACTGGCCAAGCAAGGGTCGAAGACATGGGTTACTCAAACGCGATGGATACTAAAATTGGTCCTGTGGGAATAGTGCCAAACGCAGACACGCAGGACGGAGAAGCAGAAACAGCATCTTCGGGGTCCGGACCGTGGTTTGATTTAGCAGGTAATGTGATAGATGAG